CTGTTCGGGAACCCCGTCGATCCATATTCGTTCAATGTTCGGTTCGTCGATATATTGACCGAACATCCGCACTGTTTCATCCACGTCGATTGCTTTGCCCTGCTGTTGGGCGAATGGTGTCAACGGGATAACGATTTGACTCATAAGGTTCAGGAGTTTTTGATAAGACACATCCGGGTTTCTCCGTTGCATCGAGTATGGCATGATTTCAAAGTTAAAATCAAAAAAGTCACCCTCTTTGGTTGCCTCGGAGTATTCCACTTCGATTGGTCCCACGCCTTCAATCTCTTTAATCAAGGGGATTTGAATCAACGGTGAGGACCACATGAACCATGCAAATTTCTCATCGGCGGTTTGAGCGACGTCGTAAACGGTATCTTTCATATCGTCAATGACGCCTGCCGCGCGGCTCTGTACGATCTGTGTCTGTCCCAATGTCGGTTCTTCGGCTCGTATCCCTCCCATTGTGTCGATATTGCCCGCCTGTTCGCTGGCGTTCTGCCGGAGATAGTTGGCGACCTCCATCGCTATCGGCGCGAATCCACCCAACTCAATTTCTTTCATTCGATCTATATTTGCTACCTTGACGCTCCAGCCATCGGGGGCATTGATGATATTCTCTGCATCGTCAGCCGCATCAGCTTCATAGACAAGGATCTTTTTGCTTCGTTCGCTTTGGTCCATCATCCGCCGCATGTGCATATTCAACGCTTCGTCCAGGTCCATGAAGGCGTAAGCGGGCGGGATGGGTATGACGGTATCGGGGAAAGTATTATAATAGAGCAAATCAAATGGGCCATTTTCGGGCAATTCGTCATTGGTTCGCAAAATCTTTTTACCTTGATATTCATCAACCGCTATCGTGACCATGACTTGTTCATCTGGCAACCATAGATCGAGTAGATCGACATATTCATAAATGCCGTCGCCCTTCCTGGCCTCCGATGTTTTACTTATCCCCTCGGCCCTGTTTTGATCTTGACCGTGTACGTCGCTTAACGATGTACTGAGTCTGTCGTAGTTTCTGAACATTCCCGAATCCGCCACGTACTGCCAGGGCAATCGGTATTGATGGCCATAGTAAGACATCTCTTCAAAATCCCGCGCATGATGATCGTATATTTGGTCTGCAAAGTCGATGCTCTCGGCATGGGGCTGGCCCGCTTCGTAGCGTTTTCCCTCAAATTCAATGGAATATCTCGGCCAGAGGATTGTTTTTAACATCCCCAGACTCGCCAATGATTCAAATATCAGTTTGCGATATATCCGTCCCAATTTAATTTCTCTTTTGAGATGGTTCAAGCCGAGTTCGATGGTATAGGCAAAGCCGCTCAATTCTCTGGGATTGACCGTTGCCGAAACTTTAGATTGTGGGAACCGTCCCGCCAGGAACGGGATCATCACTTGGAAAAACCGCCATATCATATTGAGTGGTCTTGCCTTGCCCGCTTCGTTGCGATAATAGCCATTGGCATACCTGCTTAATATATTTTGGCGGCTTCGGAGCATCGGTTTCATGGCTTCCCTGGATGCTTTGGCGGCCATTTGCAAGCGCACCGGAAACGGCTTTTGATATTTCTCTTTATAAATATCGTTTCGGCCGCCGCCTCGTTTGCCGCGCCGTGCCCTGCGATGTCGTCTATGATCCGCCACTTATGCTCTCCACTTCACGTTTTTATCTGCCTCTTGTTTTTTTCTCCGCTCCTGCCTGCGCCAGCCGAATGAACCTACGGGCATCACTTTTTCCAGCGTCCTTTTTGCCTTCAATTGGTCACGTCTTGCCAAATTACACAAGGCATCGGCTATCACCCGGTCTCCGTGTGCTGCAACGGCTCCGCCTTCCTCCTGCACCAATTTTGCAGGTCCGATGGATTTTCCATTGGGATAAAAGATATATCCTTCGGCTTCGTGCATGGCGTCACCATCCGGATTGATGAATCGCCTATCCTCGGTGTCCTGTCTGAATGTCAACGCAATGGATTCGCGGTATGAATAAAGCAAGTCTTGTTTTGTTTCGTTGGTCGAGTGCCAGCCCTTGCGATGTCCTCTGGGGCGATAGTCGATCTTTTCGTCCTTTTTGATATAGGCAAATAAGTGTCCCACCTGATACAAACGCCTGCCATACATTGCACCAGCCCCGTTTTCTTCCCAAATCATAAAGCATTTTCCCTGTGTAGCGCCGCCCACCCATTGGCTCAAGGCTTCCCCTATTTCAGCCAATTCAATCGGTGAAGTGTAGGGACAAACCCACGAACCCACCTTACGTTGAATGTTGCAATCGAATATCGAATGTACGGAGTTAGAGACTCCCGTTCCAATCGATATGTCGGTTCCGATGATATAGCTATGGTTTTGGTTGGGTCGTAATTTGCCATTGGAATCCTCTATTAACTGCCCCCACCATTTGAAGCGTTTTTTTCCATATTCCCATTGAACCTTCACGCTGATCACTCTGTTTTCTTTCAACAGACCATAACTGATCTCCCCTTCGTAATCCGGCGGTCGACAGTAGTCGGTAATCATTTGCTGAACCGATTGAAGATCGAATACGGTATCGGTTGCGCCAAGGGGACACATTTTTACGTTGACCGCAAGGTTGCGGGCGCTTCTTGTCCTCTCCTGTGCATCGAACCATACTGATCGCCACTCTCCACTTCCATCGGGAACAAACAGGGCATGTTTTTCGCCGTGGAAGGCGGCTGATATTTCAACGTCCCGAATATCAAAGACTTCTTTTTCGTTGACTTTATCAAAAAGGCTCGGATACTTGTTGCGATAAAAGGCCATGTCGTGAATTTCAACTTGATTGTAATCGGGGCTGCGGTAGAGGCCCGTTGTTTTACGTGGGTCTTTGTACCAGGGCATGACGATTACTTTCACCCGTCCGCTGAACCGGAGTTTGGCGTAAGGGTGGGCGTGTCCCAAGCGCGGAGAGTGGGTGGAATTGAAAATGATGCAATCGGTTACATCGGAAAGGGTGTCGGCTATACTATCAGCGATTGTCGGGTCCATGCGCCCCATTTCATCGACCATCACCGCCAAACGCCTGTCCCCTGCTCCCAAGTCCTCGTTCGTAGATTCTCCATCCTGAACCGATCCGTTTTCCTGATTGATGATATGCAGGTGGGTCTTTTCGATCTGGGGCCTGATCCATTCGGGCAGATATTTGTGAAGGTGCATCGTCTTGGCAAACAACGTTTTCGGATCACCTTTTTTATCAACGAATTCCTCTTTCCGGGACGAAACGAGGAAATAGGATTCGGGTTCAAACAAAAAGAAATTAAAGAACACCCCCAGGATCAACCACGTCGCCCCTTCATCCCTGGACTTGTCGATCAATCGACTTTCGCCGGTCCTGATGCCTAGAACCAATTCGTCAATCACCTCTTCCTGCATCTTCCAGGTGATAAACGGCAGATTCCGTTTGCCGCCTTTACGGCGTGGGTCAAACGTCCAGAAAAGTGTCTTGAAGCTGATCTGCGGTTTGATGCGACACAGGTGTATCAAGGCAGCTTGGGCGTCCTTGCTCGTCGCGCAGGTCTTGTGGAGTTTCATTCGGAATTCGAGATTCTCCACCACCGTCGTTGGTACAGCTTGCAAGAAGTTTTCCGCCGTGCTTTCTAATGGCATTTTCTTCGTTTGCACTTAATTCGTCGTCCGTAACACTAAATTTACGATTGCTTCTGGTAATTTCGATTTTCCGTTTCCATTTTTCGGGTCTGCGGTTTTCGAGGATATATGATGCGGCGTTTACATCGGGAATGATCTGTTTTTCTTTAATGAAAATCTTTCCATCATATTTTGTCGTTTTTTCTACAACAGTGAAACCAATCGCTCTGGCATACAAGGCCTGTTCCACTTTATCGAGATATTTTTCCCTCATTTCATCGGTTAGGAGTCGGAGTTTCGGGTTGCGATCACATAATTGTTGTAATGTCCATTGCTCATGGATGCCAAGCAGATAGGGGATATGCGCCTGATCGATGCCGCATTCGATCATCCGTTCGAGTTGACCAAGCTGATCTTCGGTCAAGTCATCAACCTTAAATTCTTCGATTGCTTGTATCATGCTTCTCTCATCCACATCCAGGCTTCGGTTAGTGTCGTTAGGGTTGGAAATTCTACAAAAATGTATCCCATGCCCCACATATCGGCAATGAATGAGGCCGCTTGATTGTTTGCCTGGCCATCGCTGATACGCACGTCCCGAATCCATCGTTTCGTTGCCGTGATGGTATCGGCCCAGAGGTATCCCGATGGCGATGCGGCCAATCCCGATCCCGGAGTTGGCCCGGGGTCTTGATTCAGTACCATCGTGCCTAGCGTTGCTAATCCGTCACAAACTAAAAATAGGGGACCGCTTTGATTGCCTTTCTCATCCACTGCACCCACATAAAGTTTGTAATTGAAGTTGTTGCCATCCGCTCCCTTGCCTGCCGCTGCAAATTGCAAGCCGTTAATGTCCTGACTTCTGATTTCAACGCCTCCGGTCGGTCTGATGATCGCGTCGATCTGACTTGCGGTCAAGGCGGTATCGGCACTGGTCACCGTTCTGAGCAAACGCCAGGGTCGTCTAACCGTTTGTAGTTCTTGTACCATTTTATCTGTCCCTTTATACCTTCGTGTTATTTCGATCCGTCCAGTTGGTCGGTACGCCTGTCACGTAACTACCCGTTTCTTTCGTCTTGGCCCAAATGGTCCCGTCCAAATAGTTTTCACCTAGAATGTTGTTGGCCCCCACCGCTGATGTCATGTCCCAGACCACACAACCACCGCTGCCGTGATCCTGCGCCCAAATTGTATTGTTGGTAATATGACAGCCAGTCGGAACTGCTGCACTATCAAATAAAATTCCTCGCCAATCACCTGCGCTGAGGTTATTATTGGATATTCTGATGCGATCCAATGTCCCATTGAGTCGTATATTCTCCTCGGCGGTTCCATCGCCCTGGCAAACATTATTGGCGAAAATAATGTCGGCATGAAGGAGAGTCCCCTTCCAGGCGGCTTGACCGGCCTCGATGGAGTTTCCCACAAATTCACCATAAGCAAAGTGACTGGACGAAAGAGCAGTGCCGTCTCCTGATGTGGTGGAGGGGGTCATGGTCGCAGTGGAAGTGCCACCTGTTACCAGACCGCTTGTATCAAAGGTGTTCGCCGTTACCTCAACGAGTAAATAATCATTTCCGGCGGTGTTGATCTTGGCCACAATGCCTTTGGCTCCACTACCTCCTGCCTGGGTAACCTCCTCTCGGTGTTGAAATGTCCCAGAGGTAAATGGTCCTCCCGCGTCCAGTTTAATAAGATTTTCAAGAATCGTATTTCCGGAAATGGAAATATGTTCGTGGTTGGTCCCGGATTCTCCATCTACGGCAATTCCCCCATCCCCGTTATTTTTGAATATATTGCCTCTGGCCACCACCCGAACACATTGGGGTTTGCCTGCGTGCAGGTTGATACGAAGTCCGCCCGATGAACAATACTCGACAACGTTGGCCTCTATGGTAATGTCCTCAGCCCCATCCTGGACCTCAATACCAAAGGGAGAGCCATAAGACTTGTTTTGGCCACTATCTCTGATAATGTTTCCGACCACAGAGGCAAACTTGGTTTCTTCGTTGATGGCTATTCCATCGTCGGCTGCATCTTCGATGATGTTGTTTTCGACGAGGACATACTTGCAAAACTCGGTTCGGATCGCCACCGTATAGCCTCGAAGGATGTACATGCCGAAGATTCGCAAGTTATCGACGGAGCTAAATCCCACGCACCAGAGGGTGTCCGCTCCCGCCCCTTGATTTTCTTTGTTGCCGTCGATGTACATATCACCAACGGTGATATTCTTGTCATGTGTTCCAAGCTCTGTACCCGGCGTTGCGTTCTCGTTGGAAATCACTGTTTGGTCGATGCTGGCCCCTAATATAAGCTGGGTGGCTTGGCCCAATCCCTTTAACCAAGTCCCATTTGATAGCAGGATTTGGGTGGCCCCGCTTCTGTTCAGATTGAATATCCCCTCTGTAAGTTGAACCATCCCTCCGATTGAGGGTAAGTCGTCTATGGCCCGTTGGATTTCTATTTCATCGTTTATCCCATCGCAAACATAGGTGGCCGCTTGCTTGCTATCGCTGGAAGCGTCCGATGCGGCAACCACAACCGTTGCCGACGTTAATTCCGGTGTCCCCGAATATCGGTCTCTATTCACGTGCTTGCTTTTCCATCTTCTGATTTAATTCTGCCAGGACCTGACATAATCGGTTTCTCGTTTCCTCCATCGTTCTCTTTTAATTTTAATGTATTATAGAGTGACGTTATCTGCTCGCCCAACTGCGCCAACCGTCCGCGAGCTTGTTCGATCACCCGAATGCAGCGATAACCCTCGGCTTCTAGTTCGACTATCTTCCGCCCCAAATCCTCTTTTTGCTCATCCTTATTCATAATTTCCTCTCTATCCATAGTTTAGATTCATATTTACTATGTAGAAGTAATGAAACTGATATATATATCAGCTAAGTCTCCAGCTTGCATCACAGCCAGCATATCAGAGTTTACGTTGCTACCAGTTTGATTAAAACCGATAGTTAGATTACTTCCTCAACAACGGAATCGTGGACAATAGATGCTGCCA